GCTCCGCGGCAGCAAGTGCCTGCTGATGTCGGACCAGTGATCGACCCATGTGCTGCGGTCCGTCTTCAGCTTGCCGAGACGTTGCAAGTATGCGGTGCGCCTGTCGCGAACCTTAGTGAAGTCGTAGGCCAGCAGCTGGTTGTGCATAAGGTCAATATCCGAGTGTAGACTTGGTGCCGAGCAGTGACTTGCCCCCGCCCTTACCCGCAAGAATTGTCGATGCCGGACCGGTGTTGCCAGCCCTCTGCTCATCGAACAGGATCGACGTCACATCCGGCTTCCTCGGGTTCAGTCGCCTCTCGTCCGCTGCCGCCTGCTTCTCGCGGGTCGCCGACGCGAGCAGACTCTGCCGCTGCGCCGCCTTCGCCGCGCGAGCTGACCTGTTCCCGGCAGCACGGGCCTGCTCACCTTGATGCACCGCGGCGCCCGCCGCTACCGCTGCCATGACTACCGCTGTCCATGCACCTGTCATTCGTCACCTTCCTCGAAGATCTCTCGCTCCACGTCCTCAACGGTCGTGCAGTCGGTCCGATGCACGGTGACAAACACCGTGCGAGAGTGCGTGTAGACAGCGCGCTTTGTGCCCGCCTTGGTCGTGCCGTGGAACGGTGCCTTGATCCTGGCCGAGTAGTCCTCGTCGAAGGTCGACACCTCGCCCTCCAGCAGGAAGAACTGGTGCTCCTTCAAGTGGCGACGCGTCGTGCATAGCACGCCGGGCGGCGAAGTCAGCACGCGCGTGTAGAGCCCACCAGCGAAGCTGTGCTCGACGGGCAGGATCTCTTCCGTCGCCTTGCCAACCCGCGTCTCAGGGATTGACAGCATCACCCCCTCGAATGCCCGAAGCGCTGCACCCCGATCGGCAGGCACGTCAACCAGAGCCTGAGCGTAACGGTAGTCAGCGAGCGCCGTGTAGTCGCGATGGCTCATGCCGGGAGCGTAGCGTGTAAACAAGACCTCAGTCCGAATATGGATCGTATTCCCTGGCTTTTCTACGCTCCGCCCCCATCGCTCGGATGATCGCTCGCCGCGGGGTGTCGATGAGAGCCAGGATGTAGGCGCTCCCGAAGTCGGGGCTCTTGCCGAGCTTCTTCATAATGTCCTCGCGGCCCTCGACCTGCAACGTGTTGCCAGTGAGCCTCCACTTTGGCGTGCAGAGATCGGCCAGGAGCTGTTTGCTCGGTGGCAGACAGATGCCCGTGTTGGCGTTGGGGTCCAGAGCCTCACGCATCCGCCACCACAGCTCGGAGCGCCAGTTCCTGAACTGCACGTTGCCGTCCTTGGTCGTGCCGCTGGCCGGATCGCCAACATTGCAGCCGATCACCTGCACCTGGAGCTGCATGAGGTGGCCGAAGGGCTGGGCGCCGACTCCGAACAGGTCGATGTGGATGGGGGCTTGGTCGCGCACCGCGGCCATGCAGAAACCAGCGATGGTTGCGCCGTCAGGACAGTCGCGCCCTTCGTAGTCGATCGGGTCGTCGAACCACATCCCGTGTCGCCTCGCAAGGATCGTGTGGTCCTTGCCGCGCATCGCCACGTCGACGCCCATAGAATCCATCGGTGGGAGCTTCAGCGGCTTCTCCCATCGCTCTTGCGCAGCCTCGACCCAACTCGTCGGGATCACCTGCCAGGGATCGTCTTCGACGCCAGCATGGAAGTCACCGTAGAGCAGCTGCGAGCGCAGCGGCTCGGGCATCGATTGCAGCTGCGCCTCGTAGCCTGTGCCGACCAGGTACGGGTTGTCGGCGATGCGGCTCGGGATGAACGTCCGCGACATCGGCTTGACAGTCTCGGCCTTGCCGGTCTTCTCATCCTCAAACTCGACCGGCTCGGGACCGTCGACCTCGACCTCTCTACCGTTGGCGCCGGTCGCATACCACCTGACCTCGCCAGCCCTCGCTGGATTCGGATGCTTTTTGTCGAGCCACGCCCCGAAGTAGTCCATGACCCAGCGCCCTTCGACGCTCGTCGGCGGATTGAAGCACATCAGCACCTGACACCTCTGACCCTGCCACGTCGTGCGCAGCCAGCCCATCAGGAACCTCACCGCATCGGCGCGCATCTCGGCCGCCTCGTCGAACACCTTGAGGTCGTGCGGTCGACCCCGGTACTTGCGCTCGTCGCCCTTGTTCGGGAACGAGCCCAGCTCGATCTGTAGCTTCTCGCCGTCGTACCTGGTGGTGCGCCAGATCTGCTTCTGCCCCGAGTAGCCATCGCGGTCGCCGATGATCTCCTCGATGTCATCCTCGATCGCAGTCAGCTCGGTCGAAATCTGTCGGAAGATGGCGACCCTGCGGTGCCGAGTCAGCGCCATGCCGATCGCGAGGTGGGTCTTGCCACCACCCGCGGCGCCGCCGAAGCCAACGACGTCGGCGGTTGATTCGTAGGCCATGGTCTGTGGCCCTGGCAACGGCCGCCACGGCTTGTCACCCTTCAGCAGCCGGTTGAACTCCTCGCGCTCCGCCTCGGAGAGACGGCTGAGATCGATGCGTGTGTCGGTCACGCACTCACGATGTCCTCCACCGCGCTCTCCGCGGCGGTCAACGCGTCGAAGTAGCTCGTCCACCCATGCACGCCCTCGGGTGGGCGGTCGGCCGGTCTGAGCCAGTGCCGCGCCACGTCAGCCTTCATCGCCTTCGGCACCATGCGCCAGTGCTTCGCGCACATCACTCGCTGCGATCGGAGCCGGGCGCCGCACCGACGAACCCCGCATCTTCGCTCAGTTGCGACCACCGGCCTACGTCGTCAGCGTGTAGGTGATGCAGCCCGAGTAGTCCGACGACGCCACCGGTCCGTTGAGCAGATCGAGGGCCGCGCCCGCGTCGGTCTCGCACCAGCCATACGGGTTGAAGACCCAGACCTGAGCCACGCCGATCGCGATGCCAATCGAGCCCGTGATCGCGGCCGTCTCAGCCCCCGCCGAGCGCAGGGTGTAGGTCGATGCGATGTCGCAGTCGATGACCATCGACAGCACACGGATCTTCTTGCCGGGCACGGCGACGATTAGCACAGCGTCGTCCGCGGCACCAAGCGAGGTCGTTTCGATCTTGGCGAACAGGACGCTTGAGGGCATTGATGGATAGCTCATGGCGCCGGATTCTACCCAGGTTTCGGCTTGCAGGTCCAGTCGTCAGCCACGAAGCGCCCCGCAGCCGCTGTTGCACAGCATCGCACCCAGACTGGGGTTGACGACGCCGAGTGATGGCGCCGCCTTCGGCCTCGGTTTCGGCCTGGGCCGTGGTTTCGGTTTCGGTTTGTAGCTCACACTCGCGATGCCTCCTTGGCCTCTCCGACATCGACCTCGACCACAGGGACCGTGGCCTTGTCGAGTAGTTCCCTGATCCGCACGTCGCGCTCGACGTCGGAGAGTTGCACGGTGACGTCGACCGTCTGTTCGACATGTGTCTTTGCGCCGTACTTGTCGGGGCGGTTCCACTTCAGCCTATTCTCCAGCGCGTGTAAACGCAGCTTGCGGTGAGCGACGTCATCGGGATGCACGACGCGCGCCTTCTTCTTCCCGTTGTTCACCGTGACCATCTCCGGTGTCTTCGACACGTCGTCGTACTCCTGTTCCATCATGTCGCAGCCTCGCGTGCGCGCACGCGCGATGTCCGCACGTAGCTCACCATCACCAGCCGCCCAGTTCTCGATCGTGCGGACGTTGGGTGTGTGGGGCTCACGGCAGAATCCAGAGACCGTGCCGCCGCCATCGAGGCAGACCAGTAGACGCTCGATGAGTACCGCTGTGCGCAGCGTAGGATTGCCCCCTCGACGCTTAGCGACCCTGGTCTCGCACTTGCCCTTCTTCGCGGGAGTCCTCATACGCGCTTCACCTGGAGCGACGATACCCCGCGGTCATCGTCGTAGGCAAGCCCGTTGAGCGCATCGAGAATCGTGCTGGCAAAGTTGTCAACATCCCGACCTCGCCCGGTCTTGCCCTTCGGCTTGGGACCGACCGACCATACCTCGACCGTCACGGTGTCCGCTGCGACGTTGTGCTCGATGCTGACCGCGATGTTGTCATCCCCGAAGTAGCTCCCCGAGAAGCTCCGCTGCGCCGCCAGTGCCTCGTAAGCCGCCCCCC